ACTTTCAACGTACAAATAGACGGAACACAAGTAGCAACAAATACATTCGCAACTTTAAGCAATCAAACAATAAACGTTTTATGGCAATAGATATTAACATACCATCACAAGTAAAAACCTACGCTAATTTAGCTGCATTCCCTGCCTCAGGGAGCTTAAAAACTATTTACATAGCTGAGGATACCAATAAGACTTATCGTTGGACAGGTAGCGTCTATGTAGAAATCTCTGCAAGCGCAGCATCAGGCTTAACAGTCGGCACTACACCGATAGCTTCGGGTACGGTAGGTCGGGTATTGTTTCAAGGTACGGGGAATGTGTTGCAGCAGAGTGCAAACATTTTTTGGGATGATACGAATGTCCGTATTGGAATAGGCACAAGTACTCCAGCTCAAAAAATAGACGTACTTGGAAACGTCAATGGTGGCAATCTTGTAAACATTAAAAATGCGTCAACGGGAGCGGCTGCGGTTTCTGGTTTTCAATGTGAGAATAGTATTTCTAATGGCTCGGTATTCCTTACATCTTCAAGTTACACACCTAACGGCGTATTAACTGCCAATACTTTAGGATTCTATTCGGGTGGGGTAACACCCATTACTATTTGTAGTGCAAATATAATTACTATGTCAACGGGTGGCGTTACTGAAAGGCTACGCATTGGAAACACGGGCAATGTCCTAATCGGAATAACAACCGATGCTGGCTTCCGTTTAGACGTCAATGGTACTGCGAGGGTGAGTGGTAATACAGTAGTTACAACTTGGATTGGTGTTGGTGGGGTTACTACTCCATCGGGAACGGGAGAAAAATTTAATGTTCAAGGAGCGCAAGTAATTAGTGGTTCGGGTGGAGCGGGTAATTTTTTACTCTATCAAATATCGGGAGCAAGTAGATTCATTGTAGGCTCTGAGGCGTCAATTGGTGGTACTGCTAATAATTACATAAATTATGTTTATGGAAATAATTCACATATAACCTATACAAATAACGTTGCAAGATTAAGCGTAACGGGTGGTGGAAACGTCCTCATCAACACCACCACTGACGCAGGCTTTAGACTTGACGTTAACGGGACTGCGAGGGTGAGTGATAACTTTAGTTTAGGAAGTGGCACGGGTGCTTTTGATATTGATTTAAATAAGTCAAAAGGAAGCGGAGTTTGGGGTTCAATAAGAAATACCCTTGCATCTAGTTACTCAGCTATAAATTTAGGTACAAATGCTTCTGCAAGTAAACTAACAATTTATTCTTTTGGTTCGTCTTATAGTAGTACTGGTCAATATCAAGCTAACAAATCTTTACTAGAAGTTGTCGGAGATTTATTTGTAACTGCAAGTAATTTTATTTTTTATTCGGGTTCAGTTGGTGTTGGCACTACAACTCCTAACGCATCTGCTTTAATGGATATTGCATCCACAACAAAAGGCTTCCTTCCCCCACGAATGACAACAACACAAAAGAACGCAATTGCTACTCCAGCAACGGGTCTGCAAGTATATGACACCACGCTCAACCAAATGAGTTACTACAACGGAACAACTTGGACAAATATCTAATAATAAATATATGACAACACAACCAACACAAGGAGTAGCAATCGAGCCGATTGTCTACCCACTTAACGCAGGAACGGCAACGCAAATGTCCGTTTTAGTTCTTAACTTTACAACCGAGGCAACGACTTGCACAACGTACTGGCAGTTGCTAACCGCAGACGGACTCCAACTTTCGCAAGGTAACTACACCTTAACCGAAGAGGAGTTCGCAGCTTGGGGTACTGACAACAACTACGTTAATCAGGTCGTTGCTCAAGCAATCGGAGTAACTTTAATTTAAAAACAAAAAGTATGTTAACGCTAACGGAAAAACAAGTAAAGCAATTGGAAACGGTAATCAGTCAAATGCCTACGATGTGGGGTATTCAGATTATCAACATCCTAAACGCAAAGGACGAGGAAAACACGGATGCAGAAAGCGGAAGTTCAGAAGGAGCTTGAGAAGTTTAGAGACTATGTAATTGAAGCCTCAAAGAAAAACCTTGTAAGGTTAAAGAAATCAGACGGCAAGTTATACAAGTCACTAAGAGGAAACGTAAAGACGATGCCAAATAGTATCTCCATTGAATTTATGATGGAGGACTATGGCATTTATCAAGATGCAGGTGTCAACGGACTAAAGCAAAAGAGAGGATCAAAGTATAGCTATAGAAAAGGAGTGCCAAATGCTAAGATGTTAAAGTCTTTAGATGTTTGGCTAAGACGCAAAGGCTTATCACCAAGAGACAAATCAGGTAAGTTTGTTAAGCGAACAAGTATGAAGTTTGCACTTGCACGGAGCATCTTTAACAAAGGACTAAAAAAGAGTCTGTTTTTCACTAAGCCATTCGAAGCTGCTTACAAAAGATTACCGGAAGAGCTGGTTGAAAAGTACGGATTGGATGCACTCAAGTTATTTAATCAACAAGTAGACAAAATAATTCAAAAATAATGGCAATACTTAACGCACGGAATCCCAACATAGTAAAAATAAACGAAACCTCTCAGATTGAGACCAAGCTGCAAATCTTTCTTTGGAATGGCACAGGCTCAATGCCTGCTTCACCATCTTACACACTAAGCAAGATGATACCATCTTCAAACAATCCTGCAACTTACTACGATGTTTCTCCGTACATCCGTGAGTACATTGACCACAACACTCTGCAAACAATTACCAATGTCTTCACAGCTACTCCTTCAACGCAATGGTGCAATGTGGGCTTAAAGCTATTCAAGAAAATTACTACCTCATTTGTGCAGGTAGGAGCGACTCAGACGCACTTTGGTGTTGATGGTTACGGATACTTTGAGGAGGGCTCAAATCCTGCGTTAGGTAACTACTTATTGACGTCAGGAACTTACACATATAATTACGATTTGAGTGGTGAGTATGGATGGCTCACGCTTTACACAGGTTCAGGTAACTCAGTAAAGTACACGAACCTTTCAACAGGTGTAACTTATACTACAGGAGTAGGAACAAATGTTTGGCGAGATATTCCAAGAGTGTACGATCCTTACGCTGCTGTAGGCAACAAACTAGAAATCATAGACGGTAGTTCAACCGTTCTTTTCACAGCTACTTTTGTACCTAAAGAAGAGTGCAAATACACACCTGTTCAAATTGACTTTGTAAACAAGTTCGGAGCGTGGCAACGTGAATGGTTCTTCAAAGCATCTTACAACGGATTGAGCGTTGAAAACACGGAGTATAATTTAATGCCTAGCACATTCCCTAACTACAATTTAAAAGAAGGTCAAAGAGCTGTGTTCAACGCCAACGGAAAGAAATCAATCCGTGTTAATTCAGATTGGGTTGCCGAAAGCTACAAAGAAGTAATTCAGCAGATGATGCTATCGGAGAAAATCCTGATTAATAAATTGCCTGCCAAAATAAACACGAAAACTGTAGACCTAAAGAAATCTATCAACTCATCTTTAATTAGCTACGTGATGGAGTTTGAGTTTGCTTATGACGTTATCAATTCAGTAGTGTAATGAGAAAAGTACAACTATACATTGAAGGCAACCGCATTGAGTTGTTTAACGATGAGCAGATTCAGGTTACCAGCTCTATCCAAAATGTTCAGGATATCTCAAAAACTTACACGGATTTCTCACAAGGATTTACCGTACCTGCATCCGATGTGAACAACGCATTTTTTGAGCATTGGTATAATTCAGATATTGACTTTTCAACGGATAACAACCTACGAAAAGACGCATACATTGAAATCAATCTAACTACCTTTCGCAAAGGAAAAGTACAATTAGACGGAGCATCACTAAGCAACGGTAAACCTAACTCTTACAAGCTCACATTTTACGGAGAAGGAGTAACGCTTAAAGATACCTTTGGTGAGGACTTACTTTCGGATTTAGATTATACTGCCTATGCTCATGCTTTTACTTCTGCTGAGGTTTTAACACGCATAACTAACACGACTAACACTTACGATGTAAAGTATCCTCTAATCACGTCTAATCGCATTTGGGAGTATCAATCTATTCCACCAAACGCACCACTACCGAACTGGTTAGTAAATACGCTAACGCAAAACGACATACACACGACATCAGGAGCTATTGCTAAAACTGAGTTGTTTCCTGCATTACGAGTAAGTAAAATCTTTGACCTTATTGAAGCAAAGTACGGCATAACTTTCTCAGGTGCTTTCTTACAAGATGAGAGATTCACTAAATTATTTTTGTGGTACAAAGGCAAAGAAACTTTGGTGCAGTATTCAACTGCTTACAACCTTACTGCTAATACAATTACTCCTACGTTCACAAACTACGATTTAACGAACACTTACACATCAGCTACAAACTCAGTACAAATACAAGAACTTGCAGGTGTAATTACGCACCGTTTGATTTACGAGGTAACTTCTACAACCACTTCGGCAAATTATAGCATTGACATATATCAAAACGGAAATTTGTACAATACAATTACAGGTTTTGGCACAGGAGTTTACACCTTAGATACAATTACTCAAACCGCAGGCTTAGATGTTATTTATACTTTTCAAATTAGAACACAAGGAGCAAACGTAATTAATTCTAGATTAAAATATGAAGTAGATTACATTACTGCAGGCTCTATAAACACGGACTACTTGACGGTAGTTTATACTGCACTTACTGTTAGCTTATCAATTGACCTTGCAGCAAACGCACCTGTAATGAAGATAGCAGATTTCTTTTCAGGAATCCTAAAGACTTTCAATATGACTACCTACTCAATCACGGACGGTGAGTATTGGGTAGAGCCATTAGATGACTGGTATAGCAAAGGCGCAGTTGTAGACGTTAGCGAGTACGTTGATGTCACTACAATCGAAATGGAAAGAATGCCACTTTACAAAAACATTACTTTCAAATACCAAGATTCCGAATCTTTCTTAAACAAGAATTTCTCTCAAACCTATAGCCGCAATTACGGAGACACAACTTATCAGTATAACTACGATGGGAGTGAGTTTATAGTTGAGCTGCCTTTTGAGAATTTATTGCAGCAGAAATTTACAGGTACTGATTTGCAAATAGCCTATTCACTCAACGGAGAGTTCTCACCTTACATACCGAAGCCAGTTCTTCTCTACCAATACACGAACAAAACTTGTGACTTTAAATATGCTAACGATGGTGGCGGTCATTCAACAGTTACAAGCTACACACCATTAGGGCAAGACTTGATTTACAACAACACGAACTACACGCTAAACTTTGCACCTGAGACAAGCTCACTATTATTAACACCCATACAAAATACACTTTTCGCTAATTACTATTTTAGCTACTTGTACAACCTTTACAATTTAAAGCAGCGATTGATCAATGTCAAAGCAAGGCTACCTGTAAGCCTACTAACGGGATTGCAGTTAAACGATAGACTTATAATTAGAGATAGAAGATATATCATCAACGAGATAAAAACGAACCTAACAACTGGTGACGCAGATTTGCAACTCATCTTAGATTTCAGACCAATTGTAAACTCTACAAACCCAAATCCTAAAGTATCAACAGAAGGAGGAACTGTAAAGTACACGATTAACCTACCAAACAACGCAGTAGAGGCATCGTTTACTTGTTCAGACCCTGATGTATCATTTAGTCCAAATCCAATGACTACAGGCGGTGTATTGATAATCACTTTACCGAGTGGCGCAGCAGGAACGGTGTACACAATTGTAGTAACCTACACTTACTTGGATGGAACAACAACAACCGAATCTTTTTACATCATACAATGATACAAAACATAATCACAATGCTGCAGTTAGATGATTTCTACGGAAACTCGGAAACCATTGACATTGCCAAAGGAAAATACAAGCTACAAACGTCTCTGAAGAAAGCGATAAAGCAATCAAAACGTGAACTAACAAACAAACGCAATGGCAGAGGTTAAAAATGTAAAAATAAATGTAGACACTAAGCAGGCAGTTGATGCAATGGAGAACCTCTCCAAAGCTACCAACGATGTTTCTAAAAGTTTTGAAGAAGTTTACGGAGACTTGCAACCGCTTACAACTCGTATGGGTGAAGCGGAAGACCGATTGTATGAGTTAGCCAACGCAGGTAAAACCGCAACGCAAGAGTATCAGGATTTGCTAACAACTGTTGGTAATTATCGCAAGGTACAAATCCAAACTGATATGGCAGTTGATGCCGCTGCCGGAACGATGTCTACCAAACTCGGTGGTGCGTTAGGTGGTGCTACTGCAGGATTCCAACTTGTGCAAGGTGCAATGGGTGCTTTCGGTAGTGAGTCTGCAAAAGTAGAAGAGGCGTTACTCAAAGTGCAGTCAGCAATGGCTATTGCGGATGGTGTTCGTGGATTCCGTGAGGCTATTCCATCAATTAAGTCTTTCGGTGCGGCAATGAAAGCTGCTATCGGTTCAACTGGTATTGGTTTACTTGTTGTTGCGTTAGGAACTCTCGTAGCTTATTGGGATGATATTAAAGCTGCTGTAGGTGGTGTAAGCGAAGAGCAAGATAAGCTCAACGCAAAGACGGACGCTAACGTACTAGCGCAACAAGCTAAATACGATACCATTTCAGGTCAAGATAATATCTTAAAACTACAAGGGAAGTCAGAGCAGGATATTTTAAAAATTAAAAAAGCTCAAATTAATGCCGTAATTACTGCTACGGAAGCTCAATTAGTTCAGCAAGAATCTACCAAGAAAGCACAGGTTGCAGCAGCTAAAAGAAACAATGAAATCTTACAAGGCATCATTACTTTCCTTACTGCTCCTTTGCAATTATTATTGAAGACGGTTGATATGGTCGGTTCTGCATTAGGTAAGGACTTTGGGCTTCAAAAAGGATTTACTAAAGGTTTGGCTAATCTTGTGTTTGACCCTGAAGAAACGGCAGCGGAAGCAGACAAAACAATAGATGAAACTAAAAAGAAATTAGCTACTTTAAAAAACGAAGCTGCAGGATTTGAAATTGCTTTACAACAACAATCAGACAAGTCATCTAAAACGGCAAAAGACAAAACTGAATCTAATAATGATTTAATTGGTAAAGCAAATGCAGAAGCTAAAAAACTTGCATTAGAACAACAACAACAACTTGATGCTAAATTAGAAGAGATAGCCGAACAAAACTATTTAAAAACCCTTTCAGACCAAGAAAAAGAACTTTTAGCAGTACAGGATAAATACTTTGAATTAGAAACTTTAGCTAAAGGCAACGCTGAGGCTTTAAATGATATTGAGATAGCCAAACTAAATGAGCAAAACGACATTAACTTAAAGTATCAAAATATAGCTTATGAGCAAGATAAAGCAGCTAAAGCAAAACAAAAGGAGGCAGATGACAAGGCAGCTAAAGACAAAGAAGATGCGGAAAAAACATTAGTTGCAACTCTTGCTGCAATTAGAGAATCTGATTTTAATAACATTAGCGCAGGTATTAATTTAGTTAAAAACCTATTTGAAAACAATAAGAAAATACAAGCTGCAGCATTGATTGCTGAAAACGCAGTAGGAATTGCAAAAACAATTATATCTACCAAAGCGGCAAACCAAGCGGCAAGGGCGCAAGGAACTGCGTTAGCTATTGCAACAGGTGGTGCATCTGCTTTAGCAGCAGAGGCATTAGTATTAAGAAATAACATTGGAGCAGGTATCTCAATTGCTGCACAAATAGCTGCTACTGCAAAAGGTGTTTCGGCTTTAGGTGGCGGTGGTGGTGCATCTCCATCAGGTGGAGGCAGTTTATCAGAAGGTGGTGGTGCAGGAGGTATAACTCCTAACTTTAACGTAGTAGGCAACTCCGGTATGAATCAGCTTGCACAAATTCAGCAAACACCAGTTCAGGCTTATGTAGTTTCAGGCGAGGTAACATCTGCTCAGGCACTTGATCGCAACCGAATCAAAAACGCAACATTGTAACAATTAAAAGTTGAATAGATATGAATATCATCGAACTAATTATTGACGAAAAAGATGCAGCAAGCGGTATTGATGCCGTGAGTGTTGTGGAGTCTCCTGCTATTGAGGAGAACTTTATTGCCTTAGCAAAACACGAAGTAGAACTTAAAGAGGTAGACAAAGAGAAGCGTATCTTAATGGGTGCGGCTCTTATTCCTAACAAGAAAATCTATCGTGTAAATGCAAAGAAAGAAGAATACTACATCTACTTCTCGGAGGATACCGTACGTCAAGCTATGGAGTTGTTCTTTAAAAACGGAAACCAATCCAACGCAACCTACGAACACAAGGAAGCAATTAAAGGAATGACGGTTGTAGAATCTTGGTTGATTGATGACCCTAAATCGGATAAATCCCAATTATACGGATTCAGTTTACCAAAAGGTACTTGGATGATTTCTATGAAAGTCGACAACGATGAGGTTTGGAATGATGTCAAAGCTGGCAAGGTTAAAGGCTTCTCAATTGAAGGATACTTCGCTGACAAATTAGAAATGTCCTTAGAGCAACAAAAGAGAAATGAAATTATTGAACAACTTAAAAACCTACTTGATGAGCAAATTTAAAACACCAAGTAAAGCAAGTCCAAGAGCTGGTAGCAAAAGAGGCTGCCTATGTGAAAACGGAACATACTCAACTAAATGTTGTGATGGTAGTTTACAAGCTCAGGGAATTGGTAAAACGGCTACTGTTAACGAGCCTGCTCCTACTCAAACTGAGAACAACGGAGTAAGGACTATCATACGTCAAAACGGATAAAAATAAAACAAATATAAACACAGTTAATTTATTAAGTATGAATACTACAAAATCAGTTTATAATAAATTGTTCTCGGAAGACAAAACCGAGTTGAGTAAACACGAAGTGCATCTTGCTTTGATGGATGAGCTTGCAAACATAAATATGGAGGCAGGTTCATTATTGACACTTCAAGCGCAACAAATGGCTGCATTTGACAAATTGGAAAAATCTATTGCTCTAAATAAAAAAGGTTTAGCAGATGCTGAAAAAGGATTGAAAGCTGCGCAAGACTTAGGAGTAAAAGATGCTATTGACGCATTTAAAAGATGGGTGAAAAGTTTTAGCGATGATATTAAACGTGCTGAAAAAGGCAAAAAACTTGTAGCCGAACTTGATAATTTTTAACTATAAAAACAAATGAACGAAAAATCAATCTTAAACAAAGTCCGCACACTTCTTGGTTTAGAAGTAAAGTTGGAAACTATGATGCTTTCAGACGGAGTATCAATGCTCGAAGCTGATGCTTTTGAAGCTGGTCAACCTGTATTTATCCTAACGGAAGACGAACAACGTATCCCACTTCCAATTGGAGAGTACGAATTAGAGGATATGCGTATCCTTGTAGTAATCGAAGAAGGCATCATTGCTGATGTTCGTGAAGCTGCAGAGCCTGAAGTTGAAGTAGAAGTAGAAGCTCCTGAAGTAGAAGAGGAAGTTGAAGCTGCTGCCGAGACTACCCCACAAGCTAAAAAAGTCATTGAGTCTATCGTTAAAGAATCTTTCTTTAGCGAAATCGAAGCACTTAAAAAAGAGAACGAAGAATTGAAAGCACAAATTGCTTTATCTACTGTAGCCGCAGAAGAAGTTGCGCCTGTAGAATTAAGTGAAGAGCCTAAGCCTATTTCTTTCAATCCTGAGAACTCAACTGCTACCGACATATTCAAGTTTGCGACTAAAAGAAACGCAACCACTATGGATAGCGTATTAAACCGAATTTCTAACATTAAATAACTAAAAAAATGAGTACAACTTTAGTATCAATTTCAAACGACGATTTACGTCAAGTATTGCAAACGCAAGTAATCAGTTCAGCTACTACTTTAAGCGGAGCAGATTCAGGTAAATTATTCTCTTTGAATGCAGCAGCAGGCGCACAAATTACTTTGCCTGCAGTAGCAACTTCAGCGGGTTTTAATTTCCGATTCACAGTACAGGCTTTATTTGCCACAACTGCTTGGACAATTAAAGCAGCAACAAATGTCATTCAAGGTGGAGTAATTGTTAATTCAGTTAACGTTCTTGCAGGAGATGAGAACACAATTACTTTTTCAGCAAGTGCTGATACAATTGGTGATTTCGTTCAATTGCATTGCGATGGTGTTAACTGGTATGTTTCAGGAGTAGCAGCTTCAGCAGGCGCAATTACATTAACTGTAGTCTAATCTTATAAAAATTAAAAAAATGAGCAAATTAAATTTATCTACTACCCAAAGCATCAGCACAACATACGCAGGTGAGTTTGCAGGTAAGTACATTGCTGCAGCTTTATTGTCTGCACCAACTCTTGACAAAGGCGGTATCACAATTATGCCTAACGTTAAGTACAAGCAAGTTATCAAGCGTGTTGCTACCGATGGTATCATCAAGAACGCAACTTGTGACTTTGATCCGACGTCTACAATCACTTTGACTGAGCGTATTCTTCAACCTGAGTCTTTCCAAGTAAACTTACAATTGTGTAAGACTGACTTCCGTTCAGATTGGGATGCTATTCAAATGGGTTACTCTGCGTTTGACGTTCTTCCGAAGTCTTTCGCTGACTTCTTAATTGCACACGCTGCTGAGAAAGTTGCTGCCGGTATGGAAACTTCAATTTGGAGAGGTGTTAACGCTACTGCAGGTGAGTTTGCAGGTATTATGACTCAGTTAACTACTGACGCAGCTTTACCAGCTGCACAAGAAATCGCAGGTACTACTGTTGATGCTTCTAACGTAATTGCTGAGCTTGGTAAAATTGTTGATGCTTGTCCTGCTGCTATCTACGGTAAAGAAGACTTAACATTATATGTATCTAACAACATCTATCGTGCTTATGTTCGTGCATTGGGTGGCTTTGCTGCTTCAGGTGTAGGTGCTAACGGTTACGACAACAAAGGTACAAACCAAACTTTAGGTGATGTTTACTTTGATGGTGTTCGTGTATTTATGGCTAACGGTCTTGCTAACAACACAGCTCTACTTGCTCAGAAGTCTAACTTGTACTTCGCAACTGGTTTGTTGAATGATATGAACGAAGTTCGTGTTATTGATATGGCAGAAAATGACGGATCTCAGAACATCCGAGTAGTTATGCGTTTTTCCGCAGATGCTAAATACGGCTTTGCATCAGACGTTGTTACTTACGGAATCACAAACTCTGCTAACTAATCTTAGCTAAACTTAAATAATCGGGGAGGGCGGTAAAAACTTCCCTCCCTTTTTTATAACATTTAAAACTTAAAAATATGTCTTGTGATTTAGCAAATGGACGCTTGGAAGTATGTAAGGACGCTATCGGTGGTATCGATGCGGTTTACTTCATTAATTATGGCGACTTTAATCCTGAAACTGACGTTGCATATGTGGCTGGTACTGATACCATCGACACTATCGCTAACGTTACTTCCCTTTACAAATACGAACTCAAAGGAACTAACTCTTTTGAGCAAGTTGTAACTTCTTCTCGTGAAAACGGAACTACATTCGTTGAACAAACATTAACAATGACTTTGAAAAAGCAAGATGCTACTACACACAAGTCAGTTAAATTGCTTGCTTACGGACGTCCGCAAATCGTAGTTCGCAACCGCAACAACCAATTCTTCCTTATGGGTCTTGAGCACGGTGCTGAATTAACTACTGCAAACGTGTCAAATGGTACTGCAATGGGTGACCTCGTAGGTTATACCTTGACTTTTGTAGCGACTGAGACTTTGCTCGCCAATCTTCTTGACTGCACTAATGAGGCAGGTCTTGCAGGTGGCGCAGGCGACGTGTTTGGTGCTACTACCACTATCGTTACTGCTTAATCGTTTTCTTCATAGCGTGTGAGAAGGGTGGCATTAGCTGCCCTTTTTGCTTTTAAAACAAATCGCTATCAAGTTAGTTACTTTATTATGATTGTACTAACAACATCTACATCAGCTCAGACGTTCTCGTTTATTCCAAGAGACATACCTACATCAATGGTAATTACTGATGACCAAACCAACACACCAGTAACGATATCTATCGGATCTCAGACTCAAGGTAACTACGTCAATACGCTAACTGCAACTTTTGCTTTAAAAGAAGGACATTTCTACGATTTGGTATTGTACAAAAACACGGACATCGTTTACAAGGATAGAATCTTTTGTACTGACCAAAACATCGTTTCATTTTCCGTAAACAACGGAGAGTATACATCTAACACCACATTAAATACGTTCATAGTTTATGAGTAACAACGTACACGTCTTAAACCTATCGGCATACACTACTCCCGTCATTCAGGAGAGCAAGCGTGATGCGTGGGTTGACTTTGGAGAAGACAACAATTACTATCAATTCTTATTGGATAGATACACGAACTCCACTACAAACAACGCAATTATCAATAACATTTCACGTTTGGTTTACGGACGTGGTATATCTGCGGTAGATGCTTCTCGTAAGCCGAATGAGTACGCACAAGCAATGGCTCTTTTCAATAAGGATTGTTTGCGTAAGATTGCTATTGATAGAAAGATGCTCGGTCAGTTTGCAATTCAGGTACACTACAACGATAAGCACGATAGAATCCTAAAGGCATTCCATATGCCGGTGAATCTTCTTAGAGCTGAAAAATGTAATAAAGACGGAGAAATCGAAGCCTACTACTACTCGGATGATTGGACTGACGTAAAGAAATACCCACCTACAAGAATACCAGCTTACGGAACGTCTAAAGATAAGATTGAGATTCTATTCTCTAAGCCTTACGCAGTCGGAATGAAGTATTATGCTTATCCTGACTATCAAGGCGCAGTACCTTACGCACTATTGGAAGAAGAGATAGCTGATTACCTGATAAACGAAGTTAAAAACGGATTCTCAGGAACTAAAGTAGTCAACTTCAACAACGGAGTGCCTACTGAAGAGCAGCAGTCTATCATTACAAACAAGGTTTTAGGTAAGTTGACTGGTTCTAAAGGTCAGAAAGTAATCGTTGCTTTTAACGATAATATGGACACACGCACTACCGTAGATGATTTACCTTTGAATGATGCTCCTGAACACTACACATACTTATCTGAGGAGTGTATGCGTAAGATTATGCTTGGTCACAACGTAACGTCGCCACTACTTTTTGGTATTGCAGGCGCAAACGGATTTAGTTCCAACGCTGATGAGCTTCAAAACTCGTTTATCTTATTTAACAATATGGTGATTAAACCGCTTCAGGATGAAATACTTGAAGCCTTAGACACTATCTTATCATTTAACGGCATATCCCTTAACTTATTCTTTAAGACGCTTAAACCGCTTGAATTTACGGATTTAGAAAACGCTCAAAACTCTGAGCAAGTGGCTGAAGAAACAGGTACTGAGTTAAGCAAACACGAACAATTAGATAACGAGGTTGCTCAATCACTTATTGAACTCGGAGAAGAGCCTTCTGAAAATTGGCTTCTAATAGACGAATTTGCTGTTGACTATGATTCGGACGACTCAGAGAACGAAATGCTCTCTAAAGAGCCTAAAACGTCTCTACTAAGCAAGGTGTACAACTTTGTAAGTACAGGTGATGCAAGACCAAACCTAAGAGACAAACAAGACAAGGTAATTGACGGAGTTAAGTTCGTTACTCGCTACGTTTATGCAGGTTCAGAACCAAGTGATAAATCAAGAGATTTCTGCAATGCAATGATGCGTGCTAAAAAGATTTATAGAAAAGAGGATATCATCAAGATGGGCGGTCAAGCAGTCAACAAGGGATGGGGTCCTAAAGGAGCTGATACGTATTCTATTTGGCTTTACAAAGGTGGCGGCAACTGCCATCATCGTTGGAACAAACAAGTCTACGCAGCATTTGAAGGCAAGGCTTTAGATATCCCTAACGCTCGACAAATCGCACAAGCAAAAGCAGCTAAGTTTGGCTACACTATCAAGAACGAAGCTTTGGTTTCTCAAAGACCAGTTGATATGCCTTACAACGGCTTTTTACCTACTAACCCAACATACGGCAAATAATGGCAACTGCACTACTCATAACAAGAGACGATTTGGTTCGTTTTACTGCGGTAAACGGGAATGTTGATACTGACAAATTTATTCAGTTCATTAAAATCGCTCAGGACATTCACATTCAAAATTACTTAGGTACTAAGCTACTTCAGAAGATACAAACGGATATCACAGCAGGCACTTTAGCCGGTAACTACGCTACTTTGGTAAACACTTATGTAAAACCGATGTTGATCCATTGGGCAATGGTTGAATACTTACCTTTTGCAGCTTATACAATTGCTAACAAGGGAGTCTATAAGCACTCATCTGAGAACTCTGAGAACGTAGATAAAAACGAAGTAGACTTCTTAATTGAGAAGGAACGTCAAATTGCTCAACACTACACGGAGCGTTTCATTGATTACATTGTATTTAGAAACAACTTGTTTCCGGAGTACACTACAAACTCAAACGGTGATATGTATCCTGATAGTGCAAATAATTACACAGGCTGGTATATATGAGAACACGAACTAAGGTAGGTACATACAAACCAAAAGAAGAAAACATTGAGAAACTTCGTGTTTTTCTAACTAAACTTATAAAAGATGGCAAATAGCAACGGATGGGGAGACGGCGCAGCAAACAACTCAATAGGTTGGGGGCAAGGCGCAAACAATAACATCGGGTGGGGTGATTCACACGCTAAATCTTGGGCAGGCTTAACTGACATAGTTGGTATTGACGCAGACGCTCAGGCATTCATTACTGCTGCTGCTATAACTGACCCTGTTCAAATCAACGCAATCAACACGCTTGTTGAGGGTATGAAGACTGACGGAACGTGGACTAAAATGAAAGCTATCTATCCGTTTGTTGGTGGTACTGCTACAACTCACAAGTGGAACTTAAAAGACCCGAGAGATTTAGACGCTGCCTTTAGATTAGTATTCAACGGAGGATGGACGCATTCAAGTACAGGTGCTACTCCTAATGGAACTAATGGATGGGCGAATACATATTTACAACCATCTTCCGTGTTAACGCAAAATTCTACACACCTATCTTTCTATTCAAGAAGTAATATTTTAAATACATTTCAATTTGAAATGGGTAGTTTCACACTTCCATCAGGATTGGGTAGCTCGTCTTTTGGTATCTCTTATAATCTATCTCCAAATGGGCATATGAGAAATAGGGTATCATCTGCAACTCCTTCAACAGGTTTTATTCCAACTGATACACGAGGATTATTTGTTGCAAATAGAACTTTATCAACACAACAAAAAGCATATCAAAATGGAATCCTGAAGGAAACTGCAAATGTTAATTCAGATGGACTATCAATTCTTGAAATAGCAATAGGTGCAAATAGAACTGCTTTAACAGGTGGTTTCATCGTTGGTGATTATTCAGCTAAACAATGCGCCTTCTCATCTATCGGAGATGGACTTACCGACACCGAAGCATCAAACCTATACACCCGAGTTCAAGCATACCAAACCGCACTTTCAAGAAACGTATAATGAAATTAGCAGACATCACAACCGAAGATATCACCACCTTGGTCGGACTATTGACTGAGGTGCAAAAAGACGAATTAATCGGAGTAGCTTACGCTCCTGACTCTTTTTACAATCCTATTCAAGACCTTAACGATAATTGGATAATTTCAGTAGAGGAGATTGCAAATACTATAAATCCTGCAACTGAGTGGGTGAAAGATTTGCCTTTGACTATCTACATTCCTAAACCTACTCCAAGTCCGTTCTAATGAGACATAAAGACGCTATAGGTTCAATGTACTTCGTGTGTGGCTATCTCACCGCTATCGCTCTTATAATTGAAGGAGAACACATTTATCAAAAACTACTTGCTGCCGCCTATGGCTTTTATCTAACTTGGCACATTTTAAATCAATATGAAAACTAAATCACTCCTTATTTTATCTATGATATCCGTGTTAGCACCGATTAAACCAATGGTCTTATTGGCTATTCTTGCTATCATTTTAGATACTTGCTTTGGCATTTGGCGCAGCGTACGCAAACACGGATGGACTTCAATCCGCTCCCGTAGGCTGTCTAACACGATTTCTAAGAGCCTTTTGTATAGTGGTGCGATAGTATTTATATTCTTGCTTGAAAAGTTTGTCTTAGCCGATTTATTAGGCTACTTTATTTCAGTTGATTTGCTAATGACAAAAGCCTTTACTGCGTTCTGCGTTTTCACGGAAGTAAAATCAATTAACGAAAGCTACTTCTCAGTAACAGGAGTGAATGTTTGGGATAAGTTTATTGCCTTTGTTAAGCGTGGCAAAGAGCAAGTCGAAGAATTAAAATGACTCCACTCGACTGCTTGCCATAGGTGAACACCGAGAACCCTCCGATGATACTGTTGTCGGAGTTATTTACTTAATTGAGGTGAAAAACACTTAAAAAAATGGTAAAACCTTACACCGACAAACAATTACTTGACAAGGTTCAAAGCCTTGCATCTTTTGGTAAAATTCCTGCAGGATATTGGCTACTTGGAATCCGCTCACAAGATGATTTGCCTAATCGTTTTGACGATAAAATCTACCTCTTTAAAGGCGAGGAGTTTGTCTTGGTAACTTCAGCAACTACAAATCCCGGAACACCAACACTTCGCCAGTTTGAGAAAGTAAACAAAGACGGAGCTGCAATCTTAAAAGCGGATGAGTGGTACTACAACGTATGGAAGTTTGGTAAGCACAACGGAAAGGTTGAAGGACTATTGCAGTTAGGCAACAAAGTTAAAGTCTACCGAGACACGGATAAAGATGATAAATCAGAAGAGCAAGGAGTATTACAAGAAGGATACTTTGGAATCAACTTCCATCCTAACACTTACGACTTAAGCAAACCATCAGGAACTACTATCGGATGGTGGTCAGCAGGATGTCAAGTTGTAAACAACATCACTAATTATAAGCTGATGATTCAACTGTTGAAGCGTGAGAAGCTGGTAACCTATTGCCTTATAAACGAATTTTAAACCTATAACCTGATAAAAATGAAAAAACTTTCAACCTATAGCCTGATTTTGTCGCTAATTTTGGCAATATTTGCGACAGGCTGCTCGGCTAACTATTACTTACGCAGAGCAATAAAGAAAGGATTTAGCGTGGGGGAGTCCGCTGATACAATTCGCATTTCTACAATAGACTCAATTCCGTACGTTTTAAGAGACTCTATTTATTGGGAGAAGGTAATAGTCCAAAAAGATACAATCGTGCGTTACAAACGCTTAGAAGTGCCTAAAACACGCTTTGAGACGCGTATCGAATATAAGTTAAAACGAGATACCTTACGAATGATTGAAAAAGTAGAGGTAGTTAAGTACAAAACTGAGAAACACAAAAACAGGAAACCTAATCTTTGGTTGTTTATCATAGGCTTTGTTGCAGGATTCGTAGCTAAGTACCTAATGAAATTCGCTAAATACACTTTATGAAGTTTAGACCAAGAATAACAAGAGAAGAATTTGAGATAGTAGCACAATTCAGAGCAATACAAAAAGAATCAAACGACTTAGGACTAAACGATCAGGACGTAAAACACGGATGGCTAAAGTCTAAAAAGGCTTCGCTTTTTTTTAAGAACCCAAACTTTAAGGAATCAGAAGAGCAGAACTACGAGCTTATCCGAGAATCTATTTTAAGTGAGATTAAAGAACATTTACCAGTTTATCCTACAGGTAAGCTCTGCGATGCTTTTGAAGTAGGAGAGGTATATAACAACCAAATCGCAGTACAAAGAGTCTTGGAGGGAGTGCAAGGTATTTTAGACAAAGCAAGCGGATTCCACATTGATAGGATTCTTTTTATAGGTGGCAACGATATCTTACACATTGATACTCCAAAACGAACTACCACAGCAGGCACTTCTCAGGACACGGATGGAATGTGGTACAGTAACTTCTTAATCGCAAAAAAACTATATGTCGAAATTCTCGAACAACTTATCAGCGTGGCTGACGTACATTTTACTTTCAATCCCTCTAATCACGATTATACACACGGTTTCTTTCTTGCTGATGTTATTCAGACTTGGTTTAAAGATTGCAAGAACATTTCTTTTGACTGCTCTATTGCACATAGAAAAGGCTTCCAATACGGAAAGAACCTTATCGGCACGACTCACGGAGATGGAGCGAAACAACAAGATCTACCTATATTGATGGCTACGGAGTTTCCGGTTGAATGGAGTGAAACAAAACACAGGTATGTTTACACGCATCACGTTCACCATAAATCATCTAAAGACTACATTGGGGTCACCGTAGAGTCACTCAGGTCACCGTCCGGTACTGATAGCTGGCATCATCGCAACGGCTATTCACACGTTCCTAAAGCAGTTGAAGGCTTTGTACATCACAAAGAGTTTGGGCAGGTTGCAAGATTAACTCATAATTTTTAATATATTTGTAACTTCATAGCGTAAGAGCCTCCTTAATCGGAGGCTTTTTTCGTATCATACTATGATTTTTGTATAGTATGTTATACTTAATCGGGTATATTCCGACTAAAGTCACATTATATTATACCTTTTCGGGTGTAGTGCCGATAATTCAAAATATACTTTCCGGTAATTGAACAAATTAAACAATCGTTTACCCTTACTTTATGACATAAGTCCTAAGAATTACCCCTTACTTTGTTACAAAATGTAAAGTGAATATAAAAAATGTTCAAAAATTTTGCGCCTAAAACCCTTGTAAAATAAAGGAATTTAAAAAACTTTTACTCCGAACGAAACTTTTTTGTTTATATCTCGATAAAGTATTATATATTTGTAGAAACTTTTTAATTCAACGCTATGAACAAAGAACAACTTTTAGAACTTATCCGCAACGAAGAAGCGGAGCTTTACTTTCAGCTCTTAGAGCAACAAGACGCATTTGGTACTAATGATAAAGGCACAATGCATACGGCAGCACAATGGTTTGCAATAACTACTTTACTTGATAAAATTGAAGAAAATGAAGAACTTAGTAAATAAATACGGATTTCTGTTTCAGGATCTAAATCAGGACGAGAGACAAATTTTAGGCGGTGGTATAGTTGCTGTGTTAGGCTTTAGCTTTTTGATTTGGTTGGCAAGTACAAACACTCTGCCAGTTCTAGATGCCAAAACACGAAACCATCAAACCCACCAAGAGCAATCTTACGAATTAAACAAGAATTTTAACAAATATGTAAACCGAATCTACAATGAAAAATACGGAAAATAAATTTTGGTTTGCTGCGACCTCGCAGAACATCAGCGCACAATTATTACAGGTAGAATGCTACGACCTAAACACGGACGAAAAGGTAGCTACAATAGAACTAAAATACACTTACGATGAGACATCAGAACAATGGACTGTGGAGCATACTGAATTCCATACCAACCCTACTATCAAAGAAATCACAGAGCTTACCGAAGAGCTGCTTGAAAGAGCAAGCAATGAGTTTCACGACTTCTGCTACCAATGCTCAATGTACGAGGAGTATGATGATGAGGAATGGTGGTGTATTTAGCCGCCAACAATATGAGCATTTTTGGACAAACTTTAATTACGATCTATACAACCGCATTTGCGAAATAAAATACTCAGAATTATGAGATTTAAACTGACATACAAAATAGGACTTGCAATTGTCCAAGAGTGGATATTCACTTCAAAAGGACTCGCTTACTGGAAAAAAAGAGACCTGATTGAGACAGGAAGATTTAATGATGGAAAATTTTTGATAACACCGATATGAACTTTGAACAAGTATTAGAATACATCAAACAAGAAGATTTAGGTTGCAAGTCAAGAGAGCAGTTTTATGTTTTTAGACGTCACTATTTAATCAATGCAATTTATCAAACACGTCAATTTACGTTAGCGCAGATAGGTTCGTTTTTCAATAGAGACTATTCAACCGTCTTGCACTCCGTCCGGAAGCATCAGGATTTGAAACGTGATAAGTTGTATCAACACATCAACGAAGGTTGCGCTAAGATCTTGCGTGAGCCAATTACGTTCAGTAAACAAAGACGGAATATTTTTGATGATTTAGAAAAAGCAAACAGTGTAAGTATGTTAAAACGAATCAAGAGATACTACAAAGCTGGCTACTACGAGCTGAGTCCAAAGCCGAGCAAGGAGAATTGGGAAAAGATTGGACAACACGTTAAAAATAATTTTCCACAAGACGAACAAAATCCAACTTAGATAGTTATATTTGTGAATGGTTCGCTCTCACACCATAGAACCTAAAGGAATTATTGACCCTTGTAATGAAGTAGATGTGAGAGCCTACGGATTTGCGGGGGTTTTTTTATGCTTAAAAATTAAACAAATGAAAAGTAAAAATGATTATTATTTAATAGAATGCTCAAAGCATCATATTAAGGAAATGGATTTAACATATGTATTGTGTGTTTATTCAAATGGATTTAAGGAAAAGAATATGGAGTTTAAATATGGTCAATATATACCTACTATTTTACCTTACAATTGTGAATCAAGTTATGTCGGGTTGGATTAAATTACATCGCAGTCTTAAGGATTGGGAGTGGTATGATGATCACAACTCAACTCGCTTGCTATTACATTTGCTTTTATCCGTAAACTATGAAGATAGAGTTTGGAAAGGGCAGACAATAAAGGCAGGTACAATCGTTACCAGTTGGGAGAATCTCGCGAAAGAAGTAGGTCTATCGGTCAAGCAAATTCGTACCGCAATGGACAAGTTAGAAAGGTCTAAAGAAGTGGCACGCTACACGACAAACAAATGGCAAGCTGTAAGCCTTGTAAAATGGAAGAAGTTGCAGTTAATATGTGAGCAAGAGGGCAAGCAAAAGGGCAAGCCAAGGGCAACAACTAAAGAAAGTAAAGAAATAAAGAATAATACTATACCTGAATTTCCTGAGTTTTTAGCTTACGCTTTAGAGAAAAAGCCTAAAATCAATCAGCAGGATTTACGACTAAAATACGAAAGTTGGAAAGAGAGTGATTGGAGTATAAATAGAAGTGGTAAATTGCAGCCTATTTCAAATTGGAAGGCAACGCTATTAAATACTCTTCCATACATCAACGAGATATCTTATAATTTACCATCACAAATTTGGGAGGGATAAAATATGTACAAGAAATTAACGGACTTGAATGCAGAAATGTTTAGCATAAGACACGAAAAAGATGTCAGAGGTAAATCAATTGGTTGGGATTGGGATATGTTACCGATTACAATTAAAGAAGGCACTACAACTTACATAGGAGCAGCACCTGCATCAGGAAAGACGGAGCTTTGGTTTGAGATACTTATAAATCTTTCGTGTTTACACGGTTGGAATCACGTCATATTTTCTCCTGAAACTGGTAACTCTGCTGAGATATTTTCTGAGCTTTGTTACAAGTACATTGGAAAGCCATACGTCCAAGGTCAGAGTTCAATGACAAATGGAGAGCAGGTAAGTGCAGAGATGTTTGTAAACCAACATTTTATTGTTATAGATCCGATTGATGAAGATTTAACCATAACAAAATTCTACGATTTAGTAGATGAGATAGAACGCAAGGAACAAATTACAATACACACCACTACAATTGATCCGTGGAATGAACTTACCGAGGAGTTTATATCTTCTGACTTAGGACGTGAAGACAAGTATTTGAGTAGGATATTAGGACAAGCACGTAAGAACGCACGAAAGACGAATAGACATAACTGCATTATCAATCACGTTAGAGACCAACCAATGGTAACCGCAATGTCAGTAGCAGGAACTGAACTTAGGTACTTTCCAATTCCAACGGCAAGAGACTTTGCAGGCGGTCAGGTGTGGTTTAGAAAAGGTCTAAGCGTGTTAATTCCGTGGAGACCTCCTTACGGACTACCTGATGCTGATGGAAGCGGAGCAGAGAAAAACGAAGTGCATCTAAAAGTTGCCAAAAGCAAACCAAAAGGTGTGTCAAAAAACGGAGTATACAAGTTATTTTTGGACGTTGATCGCTACCAGTATTATATGCTTGACTACAAAGGCAACCGTGTTTATGCAAACCGAGGCACAACCTACAAAAAAGAGAATCAGGTGAAACTGCCGCAAAACGGAATAATATCAACATCGGAGAAACTCCGTAATTTAGCAAATCAAAACCCTTTCTAATGGATTTAGGACTATTAAAAATAAAAACGAATGCAAACTTGTGGACTATTCAGCAAAGAATAAAATCATCACGAGAGCAAATACTAAAAACAAGACCTGATGCAACTGATTACATTCGAGGAGCAGAGCAAAGCGAAGAGGAGCTATTAGAAGCAATAGCATTTTTGACAAACCTTTACGAACACGCAGTATCAATAAGCCGAGAAAATACAATTCTCGCTACTCGAAATATGGAGCTGCAACGACAAAAACACGAATTGGAAAACCAAATTAAATTTAACCAAATAGAAAACGAGTTATGATAAAAGAACAAAAGTTAGTCGCATTGTGCGCAGTATTACCAGTCTTAGCAGATTTTATTGAAGACTTAAACGACAACGGAGTATTTCGCCAAACTTTAAAGAACAAAGCAACGATGCTAATGAAAGAAATTGAAAAGGTAGATAGAGCCGTTTTAAGAATAGACGAAGCCAATGCCGAGCAGATTTGGAATGATCAAATAGAACTGCAGCAGTCTTTCAGGAATTGGATTGAAGAAACAATTAAACTATAAAAACAAGAACGCTATGTTGAGAGTAGGAAGTGATTTTAGTGGAGTAGGTGCATTTGACCAAGCTCTAAAACGAATGGGAGTAAATTACAAAACAATCTTTGCCTGTGATATGGACAAGTTTGCTCGTGAGACATTTATCCACAACTATGGTGAGCCTGAATACTATCCTAAAAACGTATATGACCGAGAGATTCCATCCGAGTCTTTGGATATCTATATGACATCACCACCTTGCCAAGCGTTCTCATTAGCTGGTAAGCGACTTGGTAAAGAAGACAAGCGAGGTATCTTGTTCTTTAACTCACACGAGTTTATTCAGGTAAACAAGCCGAGATTATTTATCTTTGAAAATGTCAGAGGATTGCTTTCGGATGATGGCGGCAAAACATTTCAAGAGTGGGTGAATATGCTCGGAGGAAAGTCAGTTAATGGAGTGCCTGTGTTGTTCCCTTATGATGAGTCAGTTCCTTATCATTTGTATTGGCAAGTGCTGAACGCAAAGAATCACGGTGTCCCTCAAAATCGTGAGCGAGTTTTCTTGATTGGCATCCGAGACGATGTTGACAACCGCTTTCAGTTCCCACGAGAAGAGCATCTCACTAAGCGACTCAAGGATGTCTTGGAAGAGGAAGTGTTTGAAAAGTATTATTTGAGTGAGAAAATGGTTGAATATGTTTCAAGTTCAGGAACAAAAGATTTTTATTATAAACCTGAATTTTTATCAAATGAAAGCGAATATGCTAAACCAATTACAACGAAGCCAATATATAGAGCTGGTACAACCAATTACATTAAAGTAAAATCCAATCTTGAAAAGTATTATTTAAGTGAAAAAATGATTAATGGATTTACAAAACATAATGAGAATCATAATGAAAAAGGAACAGGATTTATTTTTGAGCCTAAAAATGAAAATGATATTGCTGCTTGTTTAAGAGCAAATGCGGCATTGTGTGCTACTGATAATACTTTAAGAGTTAAATCAGCTACATTAAAAGGATATGAAGAGGCAAGAGAAGGTGATTCAATCAATTTTAGTGTGCCATCTTCAAAAACACGAAGAGGAAGAGTAGGTAAAGGAGTAGCACAAACATTGGATACATCTTGCAACCAGGGTACAATGGATGGATTTAGGATCCGTAGATTAACTCCTAGAGAATGCTTCAGATTGATGGACTTTCCTGATACATTTACTTGGACAGTTAGCGACTCACAAGCATACAAGCAAGCAGGCAACTCAATTGTTGTGAATGTGCTTTACAAAATCCTAAAACAACTTCCGTTATGAGGTGCAAGAACTGCAAGGATAAGTTTGATCCTATCCGCTTCAATCACAAATACTGCCTTAAAGAAGAATGCATTAGAGCTTTTGTAGCCGAAAGTAAAGAGAAGCAATGGAAGCAAACCAAAACACGAATGAAAGCAGATTTAGAGACAGTTCAAGACGTTGTTAAGGCAGCTCAGATAGTTTTCAATAAATACATCAGGGAGCGAGATAAAGCTCAACCTTGCATCAGTTGTGGCTCACAACCTAAAAAAGAAAACGCTGGACATTTTTGGAATGCTAACAACCATTGGAATGTTCGCTTTGATGAGGATAATGTTCACCTGCAATGCGAGAGGTGCAATAGCTTCTTATCAGGGAACTTGATTGAGTATAGAGCCAACCTAATAACAAAGATAGGTCAGGAAAGATTTGAGCAACTTGAATCAAGAGCAAGGGTAACACGAAAATTTACAAAAGACGAACTAAAAGAAATTATAAAAAAATATAAAAAAAAGATTAATGAATTGAATTAATTTATATCTTTGTCTAAACAATTAATTTTTACGCTATGAAGAATTTATTTAAATCGTTGGCTTTATTCCAACAAGAAGTGCCTGTAATTCACAAGGCAACACAAGGCTACGGCTACTCTTACGCTGACTTGCCTAAAATCTTTGAAGTAATCAATCCGCTGCTAAAAAAACACGGACTAGGATTTACTCAAACACTACACACAAAGGAAGGTGTTAACTACATTGCTACAATGGTATTTCACGTTGAGACTGGTGAGAACATAGAAAGCCTTGTCGCTATTCCTTACGTTCAGTTGAAAGGTATGAACGACTATCAAGGTTTCGGTTCAGGAGTTACTTACTTCAGACGTTATGCACTCAGCTCTGCACTTGGTTTAGTAACCGACAAAGACACGGATGCATCAGGCGAGCAAGTTAAAACCGAGCCAAAGAAAAAAACATTAGATGCAAAAAGATTTCAAGATGCAGTAGTAGCTATATCAAATGGAAAATTTACTCGTGAGCAGTTAGAAAGCACATATGCATTAACCGAAGGTCAATCCGATATTCTTAACGCACTATGAAAGCTCTCAAAATTAGGTGCTCTGCCATTGGTAAAATAATGGCAACACCTCGCTCAAAAACTGAATTTCTAAGCCAAACGGCAAAGACTTACATTCACGAGTTAGTTATCCAAGAGAAATACGGCATCCGCAAGGAGTTTTCAAGCCGTTACACGGACAAAGGCAACGCAGTTGAAGATGATTCTATCTCGTTAGTCAATGATGTCTTAGACGTAAAGTTTATCTACAAGAACGAGGAGTATTTTGAGAACGATTTTATTACAGGAACACCTGACGTAAACACGGAAGATGTATTGCTTGACGTTAAATCAAGTTGGGATGCTACAACCTTTCCTTTCTTTGAGACTGAAATTCCTACAAAAGATTATTATTACCAGCTTCAAGGATATATGTGGCTCACCGGAAAGCAAGAAGCAATGCTTTGTTACTGTCTTGTTGATACTCCGATTGAAATGGTAGAGGATGAGATCCGCAGAGCGCATTGGAAATTGCATAAACTTGAAGAGGATATGGATTTGCGTGAAGAGGTAGAAACCAAACACCAATTTTCACACATACCTAAGAACCGAAGAGTCAAAGTTTTCTTTGTGCAAAAAGACGAAGCAGTTATAGAGCAGATAAAAGCTAGAATTGAAGACTGCCGATTGTATTACAATGCCTTAATGGAAATGCTATGAAAGAATTTATGGTAAAGGAACTTCTTGATAGATACGAAAAGTCAATACAGGAAGCCACATACTACAAAGCAAGAGTAAATCGACACGAAGATGATTTGAGAAAAGCTAATAGAGAAGCTCAGCAATTAAGAGTAAACGTTCATTTGCTTGAAGCAAAGATTGAAGAACTTGAAAAAAACGAACTATGAAAATAGAATTGACAACAAAAGAACTACAAGCAATGGTAGAGGGAAGGTCTCCTTATTATGATGCATTTAACCATCCATTAGTTAAAAAAGCAGGACATTCATTTTGCGAACCATACGGTAGCACAAGTTGGAGTAATTTACATAATCTTACGGATGAAGAGCTTTACGAATTGTATTTAATAAATAAAAATAGTTGGAAAAGATGAACCAAGAAGTAACCGACAAAGTAGTTTTAGCCGTGATGGCTAAGTTTGCGCAACGCTCTGCAACTGGACTAAAGAAATACGGAGTAACATTAGACCGAGAAGACCTGACTATCTATGATTGGATAAATCACGCTCAGGAGGAGGCTATGGATTTCACTTTGTATCTTGAAAGAATCCGTAAAGAGATAAGCCTTGAAAAAGTTAAGAGCTTCAGCGAAGGCTACCGAGAAGCGTTAGGAAATTACCGCGAAACTTTACTAACAAAAAAAGGCTGCGCGTGCTATGGCAGTAACGCAATGCACGAATGTAATTGTAAATAAATCAGAATAAGATGAAGTTTAAGCACAAACTTATTTTAGTTTTCTTTACTGCAATTATATTAGAAGCAAACAGCATTGCAGGTTTTAGATTTTTAATGGACAAAAATTGGATGGGAATGGTTTTGATGGTATTTGTAAATCCTTTATTGTGTTTACCTATGAACCACTATAACATTGAAGCTAAAACATTTAAAGAAAGATTATTTATTGCTTTGACTTTTGCTTTTGGTTTTGCAGTTGGCGTAGGAACAATAAGACCATTTTTTTTATAACCTTTAAATCAGAATAAGATGACAGCAGTAGAATGGTTGATTAACGAAATTAATATGCAATATCCTAAAATCAATGTTATGTGGAAAGGATGGGTAATTGACAAAGCCAAAGAAATGGAGGAGAATCAGAAGATTCAATTTGCTTGTAAAGTTGTTGAGGTAAGTTTTGAGAATTACATACAAGGCAAGACAACGGAGCAGATAGCTAAAGAATTATTAACCTTTAAATCAGAATAAGTATGAAAATAGAAATCACACACTACGGACACAAAGCGAGCTATGAGTTCGAACACGAAGATGTAACGCTTGAAGACTTGCTTTATCACTTGGATAAATTGCTCAAACTAACGGGCTACACATTTGATGGGGAATTAGAAATATCTAAATTTGAAGAAGAATGAGACCAGACAAAGAATACCTAGCAGCACTTGCCACGATGATAATGGTAACTGCAATAGTAATAATTTTAGTAATCAAGTTAATTTTTAATATATAACAAATGGAAAACAAAGTAAACACAGGAGCTATCTTCAAAAACACGAACAAGAAAGCTGACAACCATCCTGACTACAAAGGAAAAGTAAACGTCAACGGTAAAGAAATGGAGGTTGCGTTATGGATGAAAGAAGGCAAAGCTGGCAAATTCTTTAGCGCATCATTTAGCGAGCCGTATGTTGCTCCGACTGAAGAGCGCAGACCTGTAGGTGATAGTATTGATGATGATCTGCCTTTCTGATGTACATTGATGATGACACACTCCGAAAGCAACTGAATAGGATACTGCTTGTAAAAACACGAAACCAAATAGTCCAAGACATAAAAGCCAAAGGACTAAAGATGCATCAGTTTCAAGTAAACAACTTCCTACAAGGCAAAGACGTAACCTTATCAACCTTACACAAGATAGATAATTACGTAACGAGAGAAATTTACTCCAACAACCTAGAGCCACTTTAAAGTGGCTTTTTTAATTTATTTGTGTGATTAGAATTTAGTCTTATATTTGTTTAGAATTTAGTCAATGGATGCACTTAAAATTTTAGCAGACCACCACAAAGAATGGGTAAAGATAGTCCGTTCATTTGGAGAGCAAGACCTTGCCGAAGATGTAGTGCAGGATGTTTACCTGAGAATCGTAAAGTACAACTACGAGGAGAAGATAATCAAAGATGGTAAACCAAACATTGCTTTGATGTGGATGATGCTTCGCAACCGAGCATTTGAAATAAACAAAACGGGCAGCGTTCAGTTTCTATCATTAGACGAAGTAAGAGGAGTTGCAGATGTTGATTGTGAATTAGAAAAACACGAAGCACTTGAAAGATTGCATATCAGGATACACGAAGAGATGGATAATTGGCATTGGTATGACTCAATGTTGTTTAAAGTCTACAAGGAAGGAAACGCATCAATGAGAGACATTGCTAAAGACTCAGGCATCAGCTTAACTTCGATATTTAACACGCTAAAGAATTGCAAAGAACGACTAAAGGAAGAAGTCGGAGAAGACTATACTGATTTTACTAACCAAGATTACGATTTAATATAACTAAAATGGCAAAAACACGAACACCAAGAAAAGCTCAAGGATTAGGAGATACCATAGAGCAAATAACTGAAGCTACCGGTATCAAGAAACTTGTCAACTTCATTGCAGGAGAAGACTGCGGATGCGATGCGAGAAAGGAAAAACTCAACGAGTGGTTTCCATACCGCAAACCTGAATGTCTAACCGAAGCGGAGTACAACTATCTTACGGAAATACGGATCAATGAAACGGAAACCTTCAGACCAAGCGAAGTAACAGTAGTAAGAGAAATCTACTCACGAATAATGAAGATACGTTTAGAACCATCCTCTTGCGCTTCTTGCTTTAGAGAGATTGTATTCAACCTCAGAAAGATTTACAACGCTTACGAGGCATAATATGAAAGTAGATAAAGTAAAAATCAGCGAGGTAAAGACGAACCCAAAGAACCCACGTCTAATCAAAGACGATAAGTTTAAGAAGTTAGTTAAGTCTATTCAGGAGTTTCCTCAGATGCTGGAGCTGCGTCCAATAGTAGTAGATGAGAACAACATTGTACTGGGTGGCAATATGCGTTTAAAAGCGTGTAAAGAAGCAGGTATGAAAGAAGTTTACATTGTCAAGGCAGAGAACTTAACTGAGCTGCAGAAAGACGAATTCATAGTTAAGGACAACGTAGGCTTTGGAGAATGGGATTGGGATATGTTAGCTAACGAATGGGATACCGAAAAACTTGACGAGTGGGGTTTAGACTTGCCTGTTGATTTAAGCGTAACCGAACTCGAAGCAGAGGAAGATGACTTCAGCGTTCCCGAAGGCGGTATTGAAACTGATATTGTATTAGGAGATTTATTTGAGATAGGAGAACACCGTTTACTTTGTGGAGATAGTACGGATAGTGATTTAATAGAAAAACTATTAGATGGTAAAAAAGCCGAATTACTTTTAACTGACCCACCTTATGGAATTGACTACGGTGGTATGCTAAAAGGAAAAGGAGATGGAAAAGGAGGAGCTGATAAAAACGGATGGAAATCTTATGATGCACCCGATTGGGATAAGTCAAAACCCGAAAATGGAGTATTACAATATCTTTGTGAAATCACGGACAATCAAATAATATGGGGAGGAAACTATTTTACAGATGATTTACCTCCAACAATGGGATGGCTTATTTGGGATAAAGGACAAAGAGGATTCAGTTTAGCAGATGGAGAAATGGCGTGGACTTCTTTTAACAATGCATTAAGAATAAAAGAATATGCAAGAGCAAAAGCAAACCGAGAGGAAAAAAACCATCCAACTCAAAAACCACAAGAAATAATGAATTGGTGTTTTGAATATGCGGATAGACATTCAAAGAAAGAAATTAAATTAGTATTGGATGCTTATTTAGGTTCAGGTTCTACAATGGTTGCTTCACACCAACTTAAACGCAAGTGCTACGGAATGGAATTAGACCCGAAGTATTGTCAAGTTATTATTGACCGAATGAAAAAGTTAGACCCGAGTTTGGTTATTAAACGCAACGGAGAAATAATTTGAAATAAATAAGAAGGATGGCAAACGACGAAAACTTAAAGCCTGCACAAAAAGGCGAGGTAAGAAATCCAAACGGAAGACCGAAAGGCTCACTAAACCGCAGCACAATAGCACGCAAGTGGCTTGAAGTAAATCAGGCTCTAAAGAACCCATTAACAGGCGAGCAAGAAACTATGAGCCAAGAGGATTTAATGACGTTAGCGTTGATTAAAAAGGCTCGTGAAGGCGATGTAGCAGCTTACAAGGCATTAATGGACTCAGGCTATGGTGCACCACTTCAGCAAGTAGAACAAACAATAACCGAGTTACCACTATTCCCTGATGTACAAGAGGACAACGGCAACGAATAAAGTACTGGCTTTAAAGAAGCGTATTAAGATTGTTCAAGGTGGCACGTCGGCTTCGAAAACGTATTCAATCCTTGCGGTGTTAATTGACAAGGCACTACGCAAAGACGGAATAGAAATAAGCATAGTAGCAGAAAGCATACCTCATCTAAGAAGGGGAGCATTAAAAGACTTCGTTAAAATACTAAAATGGACAAACCGATTTAATGACCAACAGTTAAATAAGTCTTTACTTACATACCATTTTAAAAACGGAAGCGTTGTAGAGTTCTTCTCTGCAGACGATGCGTCTAAGCTCAGGGGTGCGAGACGTGACATCTTGTACATCAACGAGTGCAACAACGTAACCTTCGAGGCTTACAACGAACTTTCAATCCGTACAAAGAAAGAGGTATTCTTAGACTTTAACCCTGCCAATGAGTTTTGGGTACACAAGGAACTAAAAGACGAACCTGACACGGATTTCATAATCTTAACCTACAAAGATAACGAAGCGTTAGACGAAAGTATTGTCACACAAATAGAAAAGAACCGAGACAAAGCAGTTACGAGTTCTTATTGGGCTAATTGGTGGAGAGTCTATGGTCTTGGTGAGGTAGGCAGTCTTGAAGGAGTGGTGTTCAATAATTGGAAAGAGATTGATACAATACCAGTTGAGGCAAAACTCATCGGAATAGGGCTTGACTTTGGATACACGAATGACCCTACGGCAGCAATTGAGGTGTATAATTGGAACGGAAAACGAATAATAAACGAACTTGCTTACCGGACAGGTATGGTCAACTCCGACATCGCAAAGATACTTCCGTCAGGCATCATCATTTACGCTGATTCAAGTGAACCGAAATCAATCGAAGAAATCAGGAGGCAGGGAAAAACAATCAAAGGAGTAACAAAAGGAGCTGACTCAATCAACTACGGAATTGATGTGATGCAAAGACAAGATTATTTAGTAACCAAATCAAGCACGAACCTTATCAAAGAACTTCGCTCATATTGTTGGGATACTGACAAGCAAGGTCAACGTATGAGAAAACCTATTGATCACCTGAATCACGCTATTGACGCACTTAGATACCACGAAATGGAAGCACTCGGACTAAAATCAAACTATGGACAATACAACATCCGATGAGCTGCCTAAGATGATTAGAGTGGTTGAGCAGTACATTCAAGATACAACTGGTAAGAAAGTCAACATCGTATTCAACGACATCTTCAACGTAAGAAGGCATACTCAGATGTTGGCTCAGGCTTATGCCTATGTGTTACAAAAAGACGAATCAAAAGTTAAATAAATATGGAAGTACAAATCAACGTACCATCAAATCTAAACGAGATACCACTAAAGCACTATCAGGACTTCTTGAAAGTGCAGCAGAACTCTACTGACGAAGAATTTGTAGCTCAAAAAATGATTGAGATATTCTGCGGAATCCGATTGAATGAGGTAGCTAAGATAAAGCTCACTTCCTTAAACGAATTGATAGTTCACTTCACTCAACTATTTAATCAGACACCTAAATTCACTCCGACTTTTAAGATTGGAGATATTGAGTTTGGTTTTATTCCGGAACTTGAAGAGATAACATTCGGTGAGTATGTGGATTTAGATTCTCACTTGCAGAGTTGGGATAACTTCCATAAGGCAATGGCGGTGCTTTACCGTCCTATCAAAACACGAAAAGGAGAAAAGTACGACATCAAAGACTACGACCCAAACTTAGGCATCCAAGAGCTTATGAAGTTCGCACCATTAGACATCTGCATTGCTGCATCGGTTTTTTTTTGGACTTTAGAAAGCGAATTACTGCAGGCTACCCTGAACTATTTGGAGAAGGAGATAACGAAGCAGAAGAACCTATCGCAGACTTTAGCGAAACAACTCAATTTAGCAAAAGATGGGGATGGTATCAATCACTTTATGCAATCGCTAAAGGAGATATCACTAAGTTCGACGAAATCACCAAATCAAGACTTACTCGGTGTCTCACCTATCTCACCTTCGAGAAGCAGAAAAACGAAATTGAAAGAAGACAATTTGAAAGACAACTAAGACGATGACAGGATTCTATAAAGTATTGGAATTAATTAAATGGCATTTTGATAATGACCCATTAGTCAACACGACTACTGAGGGTGATATCTTTGAAGTGGATTTAAACAAGCAGACTATCTTTCCGCTTGTACACTTAATGACTAACAACGTATCTTTCGAGACCAACGTAGTGCGTTACAACCTCTCGTTGATTGCTATGGACATCGTTGACATCAGCAAGAAAGCTACAACTGACGTTTATGTCGGTAACTCAAACGAGCAAGACGTACTCAACACGCAACTGGCAATCTTAAATCGCTGCTATGACCAAATGTTACACGGCAATTTGTGGAATTTAGAGTTCGTGGTTGACGGCAATCCAACGTGTGAACCTTTTACTGAGAGATTTGAGAACTACCTTGCCGGATGGACAATGACTTTTGACGTCTTGATCCCTAACGAAATGACAATTTGCGAGAACGACAGCAGCTCTCCATTTTGTGTAAGCGCAACCGTTCAAAACTCTAACTTAACTTATACTGCTTCAGTTGCAAGCGGTGGCTTGTTAGTTTTACCTGATACTACTTTCAACGTACAAATAGACGGAACACAAGTAGCAACAAATACATTCGCAACTTTAAGCAATCAAACAATAAACGTTTTATGGCAATAGATATTAACATACCATCACAAGTAAGAACCTTTGCTAATTTAGCCGCATTCCCTGCAACGGGAGCGTTAAAAACAATCTACATAGCAGAGGACACTAATAAAACTTATCGTTGGACAGGCAGCGTTTACGTTGAGGTTTCAGCAGCAGGCGCATCAGGCATAACAATAGGCACAACAGCTATTGCTTCGGGTACTGTCGGACGTGTGTTATTCGAGGGAACGGGGAATGTAGTAAGCCAATCGGCAAACTTGTTTTGGGATGCTACAAACAACCGCTTGGGG